ATATAGAATAAAGAAAAATAAGACAGAATTTTTTCCAAATCTACTATTGGTAAAACACCAATGGAAGGAAATGGCTACCAAATTCACAGATTGGAAAAAATTCTTCGTCTGAAGTAAAAAACTCGAAAATGAAATATCGAGTTTCATTAAATGAATGTTTACATAAATTTAATGTTTTTCAGCAAAATTCAACACCAAAAAGCATGGTTTTAAACTATGCTTTTTATAATTAATTATTTAATTTATTGAATTTTGTATTTTATTTCGGGTTTTTTTATTTTTAAATATATAAAAAAAGTGTTTTTATGATTAATGGCTAATGAATACAATATAGATCTTCAATTTTGGGGTATTTGTTATAGTATACAAGATATACCAACTATATCTTTAAACAATATTTGTTTTGCTGAAAGAACAGTTCCCATTATTAATGATGCTTTATTTACAATTTCATATAAAGATGATTTTATTATATTATCTTCAAATGAACCTTATCAAAATATACAATTATTTACTGGATTTTCTGAGGATATAACTCAATATGCAGGTACATTTAAGAGAGAATTTAGATGGGGTATTGAAGATCAAACTTGGTCTGATTGGATAGAACTTTCAGTTGAAAATTTAAATCATTATATTCGTTATATTGAATATAAAAAAATTTATATTGAATTTAGATATACAATGCTCACAGAGGGTATGGTTACTATACGTTCTATTTCACTTGATTGGGAAGAACATGAAGATAAATGGAAAAATTGGCGTCCATTTCCAATAGCATATTCGAAAGAAAAAGGTAATCATAAATATCCAATTCGTATAAGACCATTTAGTTACAATCCATATAAACAAAATCCTGCAATTAAGCTTCAAAAGGATTTGAGTTTTATGATGAATAATTTACACGGACATGAAGTAACATATTTTAGAGCAATTCCTGATAAACGTTCACAAGATGTTATTTGGAATGAATATTCAATTTCAAATGTAGAGTCAACACCTAAATGTATAAAAGTTCTTGTACCTAATAATGAATTTCCAGATAATAAATTTAATTTTGGGGCATTTGGTGTTGATTTTGAAATTCCATTTGAGGTTCATATTGATAAACGTTATTTTGAATGGGTTTTTGGTTTAAATGCTCATCCAGGTAAACGTGATGTTATATTTTTTGAGAAGACTGATCGTATTTATGAAGTTGTATCTACTCAGCTTGTAAGAGATTTTATGCAAGAACCTATATATTATAAATTGTCATTAATAAAATATCAGCCAAAATCTTCTAGAATTGAATCACCAGAAGTTAAAGCAAAAATTGATGAATTTACTACAGGATTTAATAAATTATTTGGTGAAGATATTAAAGCCGAAATGGAACAAATAGTAAATCCTCAGCAAACGGTGGAAAAATCATCAGTATATGATCCAATAAGACAATGGACATATCCTATAGATTTTATTGTACAACATACAATAGAAAATTACGGTACAATAATTGCTCAGTATCATTATGATATTGGTTATTTATATGATCAATTAAAAGAATATACACCAATTATTAGATATAAAGCTATAGCTAATTTTGCTCCTAATCAAAATTTAACATATACTTGTTGGTTTCAAGAAGAACAAAAGAAAACTACATTTAGACCTGTATCGAGTATAGTTTCAGTTAATGGTAATTTAATAACCGTCGCATTTGATATTTTACCAAAAATACAAAAAAATCAATGGTTAGGATTGTTATCTACCAATAATACTAATTTTGAATTATTTGGCCAAGTACAAAACATACAAGATAGACCATCAGGTCGTTATATAACATTTAGATCACCAAATTATATTTTAAATAAAATGAATGTTATATATCCTACTTGGCAGCAAGATACTGGACTTATAGGTAAAGAGATATTTAGAAGAAACTTTTTATATGGATATGATGAATTTGAACAACTTGGTATAAGAATTGATTCAATAAATAGTAAATACTTTAGAATTTCATTGAATGATATGAGATGGTGGTTTGAATTACCAAATAAATTATTGGCAAATACTTGGTATGGTATGGTAATAAATATTGCTAAATTATATCAAGAAATAAGTTTACATCTTTATACAATTGCTCCTAAAACATCAAAAACAACTAAATTAGTTCCTTATTTTGAAGGTTTTAAAAAAGATATATATGATGCAACATTTCAATTAGGTTCATTTTATGAAATTCTTGCAAGTAATTTAAGATTAACAAATATTAGATTGTTAAATGAACGTCTTGAACCAGAGAAACATTCATTATTTTTAAATATGAATTTAGTAAGAGATGCACATCTTGCACTTATAATAGATAATGCTATACCAAGATTACGTCTACCTTATATTGGAAATGTACAATAAAAATTTTAATCATAAAATATAAGCAATATATATGGCTAAAAAAAATTTTGATTTAAATAAACAAAAAGATTTGAAAAATGAATTAGATGAAATTTTAAATGATATGAAAGCTGAAGGGCGTATTGATGATGTTAAAGCTTTTACAGCATTAAAAGATGAAAGTGTAAGTAAAGTTATTTCGCTTGATTATTATAAAATAAAAAAGAATGCAGAAAAACAAGCAAATGATCATATTGATGCAATTGTAGCATTTTATTTACCGCCCGATGCAATTAAAGATCCATTTCTTGTACATAAAATGAATAGGGATAAATTTAGATTATCAAAACAAATTGTTCAGCTTGAAATAGCAGAACATTCAATTGCAAAATTAAATGAAGAGATTGATAATGGTAATTATAATCCGCGTCTTTGGGAAGTTATGGGAACATTAATGAAATCATTTGATAGTATGAATATAACATATGCAAAAATGGAAATATTAATTGAAAATAATTATAAAACAATTCAAGAAGAACTTGAATATAAAAAATTAACCGATGAAAATACTGTAACAATATTTGAAGATAAACCTAAACAATTAAAACCTATAGGACATAAAGGTTTGTTACAGCAAATAAAATCTAATTTAAAAGCAACTGAAGAACAAGTAAAATTTTTAAATTCTAATGAGGAATCTGAATAATGAATACTTTCAATGATATAAAGCGAAAAACAATTGCAAAACCACGTGATGATACCAAAAAATGGAATACAAAAAAAATTGAACAATGGATTTATAATTCGTATCATAATATAAAAAATTTTGGTCCAAGTCCATTTTTTGAAGATAATTTTAGATATAGAAAAGGTGATATTAATTTTGAAGTTACAGAAGAAGAATATAAAGAGATTGAACGCTGTATGATTGATATTGAATATTTTGTAGATAAATATTGTTATGCTATGACTGACCAAGGTGTTCAAAAAATTAATTTATATCCCTATCAACGTGATAGTTTAAAATGTTTTCAAAATAATAGATATGTAATATATGTTGCATCTAGACAAATTGGTAAAACAATTGTATCTGCATTCTATATTATGTGGTATGTTTGTTTTAATTCAGATAGGAATGTTTTGGTTGTTGCAAATAAAGAAGAAACTACAAAGGAAATCATTAAAAAAATTCAAACAGTTTATGATAATTTACCATATTTTTTAAAACCTGGATTACTTACACGAAATGTTAAAAGTTTAGAGTTTGACAATGGTTGTCGTATTGTAGGACAAAGTACTACTCCAACTGCTGGTGTATCATTTACAATACATTTATTATATGCAGATGAGTTTGCACATGTCCCAGAAACTATTAAAAAAGAATTTTATCGTTCTGTTATTCCAACATTAAGTTCATCACAAATTTCACAAGTTATTATAACATCAACACCAAATGGACAAGATTTATTTTATAAACTTTATTCAAGAGCAGTACCTTGTAAAGAATCTAATAATGAGATAAANAAAACACAACCATTTGTTTCATTAATTACATATTGGGANGCGCCNCCTAATCGTGATGAATCATTTAAAACTCAACAAATAGAACTTTTAGGTGGTAGTTTAGAAGCTTGGAATCAAGAATTTGAATGTTCATTTCTTAAAACCGATGATTTGTTTCTTGATTCATCTTCAATTAAATTTTTAAATAAAATTAAAACAAATTATATACACAAGGAAATAGCGGTTTTTGAAAATAAAGAAATTGATTATAGTAAATTAACTTGGGATAAAAATTTTAATATTGATAATATAACAGATAAAGATAAATTTGTAATTTCAATTGATACATCTGATGGTATAGGAAAAGATTATTTTGTAATAAATATATTTAAACTCGAACCTCTATCATTAGCAAAAATAAAAAAATTAGATGAATATATTGATGAAACTGATTTTTTTAGATTAAAACAAGTAGGTTTATTTTATTCAAATCAAACTTCTATAGATGAAGTAATGAATTTTTTAAATATTTTATTATTTAACTTTTTTTCAGTCGAACAAATAAGAATAATACTTGAAATGAATTTTAAGGGAGAATTAATTTATAATAATATAAAACGACATAATGATTTTTATCCTGAATTATTTGTTCATACTAAACATAGTGAAAAATCTGAAACTCTTTTACCAGGACTTAGATTGAATAAACGAAATAAAAATTTATTAGTAAATAAATTCAGAGGTTTATTTAAACAAAGAAAAATTATTTTTAATGAAGCTAAAACAATTGAGGAAGCAAAAACTTTCGGTATAACAAAAAAAGGAACATTTACTTCACAATCAGGACATGATGATTTAATAATGTCTTGTATAAATCTTTCGGCATTTTTTAATACTAAAGAACAAGTGGAGATGATTGAAGATTTATATGATTTTATTGATGATATAAAACAAAATATTATTTCAGAAAAAATTGACAATCTTGATTCTGAAGATTCTGATTTTATCTATTATAATTTAATAAAAGAATATCAATAGTTTAAAATTTTAAAAAAAAATTTAAAAATCTTAATATATAATTTATATAAAATATAATTAGACAAAAAAATTATAAAAATATAATGGCAACAATACGTCTTGATTTAACTCAATTTAAAGCTAGTGGTATTTATACACTAGAATTCGATGCTAGTGAAACTATTGTTCTTAATACGCAAACAATACGTTTAATTGTAGGATTTTCACGTCAGGGGCCATTCAATGCTCCTGTATATTGTCCTGATAANAAAACAGCAGAACGTGTTTATGGAAAAATTGATCCATTCCTTGAAAGAAGGGGTTCGTTTTTTCATAGAGCATTATATACAGCATTGGATATCGGGCCAGTTTTTGGTCTTAATTTAATGCCTTTAAATAATGATGAAGATTTTGGAGATAAAGTACCTTATTTTTCTTATTCACTTGCAACAACTGAACCTAATGGTCGTAAAGTTTGGAGATTATATGCTAGTTTTTATAATAAAGAAAGATTTTGGTATCCCGATGAAGAGTATTTTTTGGGAAATGTTAATGCACCTGGTTCAATTAATGCGGGAAAATTATTTAATGTTGTAAATTTAGGACAAAAACCAGTATCAATTATAGTTAAGAAAGCAACTGTACAAGGTTATAATTTAACAGCTAGAGAATGGTACGGTGCAGGTAATGTTCCTACGTATATTGATGAATGGGATTTAATTGAAGATTATTTTTTAACTTTAATTATTATTGCTGGTGATTGGACAAATTATGCAAAATTATCAGTAGATCCTGTATTTAATAAATACTTTGATATTCGTGGTTTGAAAAAAGATCAACTTGCAAATTTTTTAGGTGCACCCGAAGTTAATGTTATTGGTCAATTTACAGGCTGTATAATTCCTAATTTCGAACAAAATGGTGTTAATCAATCATTAGAAGTCGTAGTAAATAATGCATTAGCAGGTACAGGTATATTTATTGCAATTGATAAAAAAGCACTTGAAAATTATGATAAATCATTTGCAAATTCAGATGATTTTGATATAACATCAGCTGTTGATTTAATTGGCCATAATTTTGCTGATCCAACAAGAGAAAATCCCGATATAATTAACTTTTTATCATATAAAACAGTTATTAAAGAAGCTCTTAATTTTGTTGAAAAAACAACATTTACTGAAGTTGAGCAATTAAATAACCCAGGCGCATTATTTTCAACTGAATCTATTCATTTAGGAAAAAGTTATGGTTATTTAGATAATATTTTAGTTATTCCAAGACCTGATTTAGGTTCACAATCAGGTGAATTAACAGAATTAGAATATTTATCATTAAAGAATTTACTTAATCCGGGTCAATCACTTCTTAAATTACACGGTAAAGGTCCGGGAAATATTGATAAATGGGCAATAATTCAACAAGTATATGAAGAGGAAGATCCTTCAACGGGTAAAACTTCTATGAAAATAATTTATACAGCTGATGGTAAAGATGCTGAAGTTACTGATCCTGTAGGATTACCTTTTACTGCAGATGCTACACCCGGAGCATCTAATATTACAATTTCGGCATCGGAACTCGGGTCTACAGCACTTGCATATTTTGAGGATTGGACAAATTATCCTGTTATAGGTGAAGATATTTTATTAGAAAATAAAACAACTAAAACTTGGTATTATGCAAAAGTTAATTCATCACCAGTATTTACTTATGATGGTACTTCAAAAGTTTCTGTTAAAATTCCATTAGAAGATACAGATGCTTTGACAACTCTTGCAGCATCAAGTTCAGGTTATCGTGCATATTTTAAATCAGTAAATAGAGTACAACCTTATTCAATTGTATTTGAAGATGGATATACATTACCTAATTATTCATTTATTCCTACAGGTATCGCACCAACGGGT